TCTCCCGCCGATGCGGGCGAGGGTTGACCGCGCAGAACTTCCTCGCCGTCGTCCGGCTCGGGGATGCGCAGCTTCTTGCGCACGTAGCTCACCGGGATCGCCACGCCGGCGCTCGCCAACTTGGGCAGGTGCGCGGCCAGGGCTTGCAGGTCTTCCGGCTCGGCCACGTCGAAGACGAACTTCGGCACGCGGCGCGGGTCGGTGGCGCCCAAGTTCAGCGCGGCCAGCGGGTAGAGCAGGTCGCGCGTGATGGTGGCGGCCACCTGCCGCGCGTCGCTGCGCAAGATGTCGCGGCGCACTTCGTTGTGCACGATGCCCAGCGCCTGCGTGCCGGTGGCGCCCTCTTGCGTCGTCAACGTGCTGCCGAGCACCGCCTTGGAGATGCTGCGCTCCGCCCAGGAGATCATCGCGAGGAACGGCCCCTCGGTGCCGTCCGCGGCCTTCTGGAAGTCGATCGCCATGCCCTGCGGCATGATCCCCGCGGCGTTGTGGCCGAGGTTGACCACCGCGCGCAGCAGGGCGGACTTCTCCGCGTCGCTGGCGCCGGCGGGGTACTTGCCCACGCGCAGCGGCAGGCCGTAGATCTCCAGAAACTCCGCCAGGTCGCGCGTCGCGTAGTGCTTGAACAAGTACGGCCAGGCCAGCACGCGGTGCAACCCGGCGCGCGACAGATACCCGCTCTTGGCCTTGTGCTCGTGGACGATCCATCCGAAAGGCCACAGCGCCGCGCCGTCGGCGGAGTTGTCGCGCAGGCGCAGTTGCGTGCGCGTTGCGGCATCGACCTTGAACCACCGCTGCGGCCGCGCGGTGAGCTTGTGCGGGCGCCACTGCCGCCCGTCTTGCGCCCACTCGATCTCCACGCAGGCGTAGCCCTTGCCCACCGCGTCCATGATGTCGAGCAGCGCGTCCTCAAAGTCCTCGATGCCGGCCACCATCTCGCGCAGCGCGTCGGCCATGCTCTTCTCGGCGGCGCTGGGGTTGTGCGGCGCCATCACCTGCCACTCCACCGACAGCAGCGCCATGCGGCGCTTCTGCATCTCCGCGTACAGGTGCGCGTCGCGCTCTTCCATGTCCTCAAAGAGGTCGAGCTGGTCGTACAGCGTGCCGTACTCCGCCTCGGCCATGATGCGTGCCAGCCGCGCGGGCGTCAGGTTGCGCGACGGGTGGCCGGCGTACTCGCCATGCAGCGACGCCAGTTCCGGCTGCGCCGTCTGCTGCTCGCGCAGCACCGCGCGATCGAGCGGCTCGCCGTATTGGTCGAGGAGGGTGGACATGATGGCTACCTCACTGGTAGACGCCGGCGGCCTTGGCCCAGCGCCACACGTCGGGAAAGAAGAATTTCAGGGTTTCGCTGCAACCGAACTCCTCGCCGCTGCGTCCGACCAGGCCATTTCTGGCTCCTGGGCCGAGCCGCATGTAGACGCCAATCTCGACGCCGCCGGCGGCATCGGCGCCGCAGGTGGCGCACACGCCCCGCGCGATCGGATTGGCGTCTACGGCCACTGGGCGTCCGGCCGCGTGCCACGCCAACTGCGACGCGCTGCGCATCACGTCCCCAGCGCCAGAAAGTAGTCGGTCGAGGATGGTGGGCATGGTGCTACCTCACTTGCACGGCGCGGATGAACTCCGCGGCGACCTGCGGGACAATGGCGTTGCCGTAGGCGCGCAGTCGTCCCACGCGGCCGGGTATCCCATGAGCCAGCGGGAGAATGCCGGCGCCAACGAACCAAACTTTCCCGTCTTCTCCTTGATGGCATTCGCTAACGTCCCATAGACCTCGACGACCCTCTGGTTCAGCGGGACTCCTGTATCCCACTTGCGCGGCCTCATGCTCCCTCGCTGTCCGTCCCGCGCCATCGGCGTCGGCCACGAACCAAAGCCGCTCCCTTCGATGCGGCGCTCCAACAGCGCCAGCCGGAGCAACGGCCGCCCTGACGGTGTAACCAGCACCTTCGAGGTCGTCGCATACAAGATCGAGCCAGCCGTGCCTGATGGCGGACGAAACTTGCTCTCCAAAGAGCACGCCAGGCCGGCAGGCGTCAATGAGCGCGAACCAGTGATGCCACAGGTGCCGGTCGTCCGCGGTGCCTTTGCCCTTGCCGGCCGCGCTGAACGGCTGGCAAGGGCAGCTTCCGGTCCAGACTGCGGCGTCGTCCGGCACGCCGGCAAGACGCAGGGCAAGGCTCCACCCGCCGATGCCGGCAAAGAAGTGGCACTGTCGATAACCGCGCAGATCGTCTGGGCGCACGTCGGCGATAGAGCGCTCGTCGACGTCGCCGTCGGCAATGTGCCCCGCTGCGATGAGGTTGCGGAGCCACTGCGCTGCACAGGGATCGATCTCGTTGTAGTAGGCATGCCTCATGTCCCCAGCGCCAGAAAGTAGTCGTCCGTTGCCGCCTCCACCCACGGGCCGGAAGGCGGCGCCTGCTCCCAGCCGATGGCGTTGACCTCGCGGCTCATGGCGTACTGCGCGAGGAAAAGCGCGATCGCGGCGTCGCCGTGGCGGGTGGCGCGGCGGTCTTCGGCGCTGCGGGTCTTGGCGGGGACAAGCTTGGGCACACCGTTGATGACGGCAATCGCCCGCAGGTCGTCGCGGATGTCTGTGTCGCGCGGCAGGTCGACCAGCGTGGCGTCTTGCAGGCCGGCGCGCAGCTTGGGCATGTGCGCGACGTAGAAGCCGTCGTTGAGCTTGACCTGCTCCATCGTCGCCGAGCCGTAGCGCTGGGCGGCGTACTCGGCGAGCGCTGCACCGTTGCCGGTGGCATCCAGCGCGCCGGCGCGCAGGCGCGGCAGCCCGTCGGCCAGGGCGAAGAGAATCTGCTCCTGCGCGCGGAAGGGGCAGTTGCGCAGCTCGAGCACGACGCGCGTGCGGTTGATCACGTCGCGCCCTTGGGCGAGCACCCAGATCACGGTCAGGTCGGACACGCGGCCAAAGTCCAGCCCCACCGCGTGCACCTGCTCCACGTCGAGCGCATCCAGCACGGGGGCGAGTTCTTCGGCGATCTGTCCGGCCACGGCGTAGCGGCGCACGTCCTCCGGCAACTGGGCAAAGGCGTCGTCCCAGCGCCAGCGGATCAACGCCGGCAGCCGCACCGTGGGTACAGAGCGCTCGCCGGCGCTCGCGGCCTGTCCCCGAGCTAAATCGACCATCCGCGCCTCGATCAACGCCAGCGGCAGGTACGCCCCGGCGCTGGCGCTGGGCACGGCGTCGAGTTCCTCGGCGGCGTCGTCGCCGTAGTAGCGGTAAGCCTCGGCCACCCAGGCGTCTTCGTCGGCCTGCGTCCACGGCTTGCGCCGGCGGATGCAGACGCGGCGGTACAGCCCCTCGGCCACCGCGTCGCGGAAGGTGATGCGGTGCACCCGCGCCTGCTGCCCGCGCTTGCCTGCGCGGATGTCGGCGATCAGCTCGGCAAAGGGGTTTTCCACGCCGTCGTGCGTGCTGATGATCCGCACCCGGTTGCCCCACAGCAGCATGGCAAGCGCTGCCTTGAGCAGCGCGCCCAGGTCTTTGTGGAAAGCGGCTTCGTCGACAACGATGTCGCCCTGCTTGCCGCGCAGGTTGCTCGGGCGGCTGGTGAGCGCGACCACGCGGTGGCCAGACTGCGGGAACACCACCTCGAAGGTCTTGATGCTGCGGTCGTCGTCCGCCCACTCGCCCTCGCCGATCTCGCTCGCGGTGAGGGAAAAGGAGCGGCTCCACATCGCAACGGCCTCGATGTACTCGCGCGCCATGCTCTCGTTCGGGCCGACGTAGTACGTGTTGTGCCCGTCGGCCCGCGCCGCGTTGAGCGCGTTGTCGGCAGCCTCTGCCCAGGTGAGACCGATGCGCCGGCCCTTCTCCGCCACCTTCAGCGCCGCGGTGTCGGCCATCCATCGCTGCTGGTACGGCAGCAGCACCGGCGGCGGCGCGTCGGCGGTGGCCGACGGCATGGTGGCGAGGGGGTTCATGCCGCAATCCCCAAAATCGCCGCCCTGATCTGCGCAGCGGCGTCCTCGCTCAACCCGCCCTTGCGGGCGATCTTGTCGGCGCGGGCGGCGGCGGCTTCGGTCTTGGTGCGCACTTCCGCCGCCCACTTCTTCTGCGCCACGCTGGCGCGGGCGGACTCGCTGATCGTCTTGGCCAGACGCCCGAGCAGCTTGGCGCGCTCGGCGGGGTCGTCCTCGCTCGTCGCCTCGCGCAGATTGACCAACAGGTCGAACATCTCCGTCTGCACCATCGCCAGCACGGAGGCAGACAAATCCCCGGCGTCGTCCCGCGCGCCGGCGGCCAGCGCGCGGGCGGCCTCGGTCGCGTCCCTGATCGACTGCAGGCGCCGTTGCAGCTTCACGTCGTAGCGCTGCAGGCTGCTCTTGCCGATCTGCACGCCGCGCTCGGCCAGCAGCGCGGCCAGCGCCTCATAGCCGCCGTGCTCGCCACGCACCAGCAGCGCGTCCAGCCACTCGCGGATATCTCGCGGCATCGTGGCCACCTTTGCGCGGCGCCCCATCACCAGTACTTCCGCGGGCGCGCGATGCCCGGCTCGACGTCGACCGTGTACTCCACCACGTCAACGCCCGCACGCGTCAGTTGCGCATGCCACTGCGGCGCCGCGTCGCGCCCGTGGATCTGCACGAGCTTGCGGTCTTCGAGGTAGCTGAGCTCGCGCCGCAGCTCCACCAGCGTGACCGCGTGCGGCACGGCCGCCACCACGGACAGGATCAGCCCCTCGGTCGCGCCCAGCGGGCGCGCCTTGTCGAGCGTCAACAGAATCAGCCAGCGCAGGTGCTCGCGATGGCCCTTTTCGATGTCGATCATCACTTGCCCTCCATGCGCGCCACCATCTGGCTCAGCAACTCGATGCGCGCGAACAGCGCGTCCAGCTTGGCCTGCGTGACCGTGTGGTCGCGGATTGCGTCCTCGCGGCGGACGTACTCGCGCAGCATCTCGACCTTGATGTCGGCCTGGCCGCGTTCCAGCGAGCGCAGTTGCGCCTCGATCTCCAGCGCCCGCGCGTCCCAGCGGCGCGCGGCCTCCTTGGCGGCTTCTTCTTGCGCGGAAAACTTCTCGTCCAGCCGCGTCTCGAACTGCCGCACAAACGCGCCCAGCAGCGTGTGCCCGATCTTGAGCATCACGCCCGACAGCGCCGCGACAAAGGCCCCGGCCACGCCGAGAAACTGCCAGAAATCGATTTGCAGCTGCATGACTACCCGCCTATGCCTCTCTGATCGGCAGCAACCCCGCCAGCACCAGCACGCGCCCGCTCGAAAGCGTTGCCGCGCAGCGCAGCCGGTAGGTGTTGCCGGTGATGCCGGCCGCGACGCGCTGCTGCACGTCCTGCGCGGCGATCGCTGCGGCGCCGTCGAGCATGGCGGCGGCGTTGCCGTCAGTGCCCAGCGCCGCGGCGCAGGTGACGGCCGCGCCGGAGATGGTCTCTCCCGGCTCGATGTCGGCCGCGTAGTCGAACCGCAGCACGATCACCTCAGCGGCGTCTTTCGGCAGCAGCAAAGTCATTGCAGCCCCCAGCGCACGCGCGCGGCGCGGCGCGACTCGACCACCCAGCGCCGGCCGGTGGCGGCAACGCGGTGGGCGCGCAGCTGGATCGTGTCCACCGGCCCCTGCGCCAGCTGCCCGACCGCGAGCGCAGATGCCAGCGCGGCACCGCTCAGCGCCACGTCAACCACCAGCGCGCCCTGGGCCACGGCGCCGGCCAGCGCCGCTGCGGTGAGCGGCACGGCCAGCGTGAGCACGCCGGCCGCCGTGGCGCCACCCGACGCAGCGCCCGCGAGGCTAGATGCGCCGGACGCAGACAGATTGCCCGCCGCCTGCGCGGCCGCAGCCGCATTGCCGCTCAGCCGCACCTGCAGCGTGAGTGTGGCAGCGGCCTGCGCGGCTGCCGCCGCGCCGCCATCCAGAGCAACGGTGCCGGCAGTGGTGATGCCAGCCGCAGCAGCGGCTTGGCCCACCGCGGCGCCAGCGAGCACCACCTGCACGGACAGCGCTCCGCCAGCCTGCGCCGCTACCGTAGCAGCGCCCGCCAGCGATGCGCCTTGGGTGACGGTGAGCGACCCGGACGCCGCGCCAGCCACAGCCGCGGCGCCATTGAGGCGTGCCGCCTTGGTGAGCGATGCCTGGGCGGTAGCAGATGCGCTGGCGGCCACAGCGAGCAGCGCCTGCTTGAGCAGCGTAGCAGCCCCAGCGCCGGCGAGCACAGCGCTACCGGCCAGCGGCACGAGCGCGGTGACTGTGCCGGCCGCCGTGGCCCGGCCGATTGCGGCGCCGAGCAGCTCGACGATGACGCCACCGCCACCCGCCGATAGCCTGATCTGCTTGGCTGCGACCGTCCGCAGCTTGAGCGCGACAGCCATCAGTCACCCCAGCGGAACCGCACCGTAGCGCCAGCCTCGTCGCCGTCCTTGATGCACACGGCGTAGTGGTCTGCGGTGTTGTCGTAGCCGACGAGCGCCACCGTGCCGCCCGCCGCCGTGGTGCCTGTTGCCACCAGCTCTCCAGTGTCGGCACGGTGGGCGTTGACCGCGAGGCCGCTGCCGTCGCCGCCGAGGTAATCGTCCACGTCGATCGTGGTGGTGTAGCTGTAGTCGTGCCAGCAGCACCACAGGCCGGCATTCGTGCCGCGCGATGTCCCGTTGCCGTCGACTGCTCCCGGCAGGCTGCCGGCCACGAAGTCCAGCCCACCCGCTGGCGACCCCTTGTAGCGAAGGACGATTTCGCTTGCGTCCACGCAGGTTGGGCGTGCGCCGATAAAGACATCCAGCCCAAGCGGCGGATACGGCAGTCTGACGTAGCCTAGATTCTCGCCGCGCCTGATCCGCAAACGCGAGGCGCAAAAAGTGTCGGGACTGTTGTTCACCATTTGCAGGCCAACCCCGTCGAGGTAATAAGCCTCCTCCGGGATGTGCGCTCGCGCGGTCACTGCCACCAATCCGGAGTCGACACCGAACGCCTGCGTGGTCAGCACGGGAAAATAGGCCGCGCTCTCGGAGCGCCCAGCCGTCACGTCGTAGGCAAACGTGACAATGAAGTCGCCGTGCAACCCGCCGCCGTTGACCGGCGTGGTGTCGTAGCGCGTCGTCACCGACATCGTGTTGACGCCGCGCGCCAGAGTCAGGCCGGCGCCCGCGATGCCGCCGGCGTCGAAGCGATGCATGACCGTCACCGGCCCGGCTGTCGCGTCCGGCGGCACGGTGTAGCTGCGCGCCGCCGCGCCGCCGCACTGCAAGATCAGCGACCCCGGATCAGCCGACTGATACCCGTAAATCTGCACGCCGGCGCGGATCAGCGATGGGTTAAGCCCCTGCACCTGGAATTGCAGCGTCGCCACGCCTTGATCGGCGGCAGTCGGCCCCGCCGTGTCGGACAAGGTTTGCAAGTAGCGCTTCGTGATCGCGCGGCGCGTCGTCCCAGAAACCGTGTAGCTGTAGGTTACGGCGATGTAGCCGCCGAGGTGCGCGAACACTGCGCCGGCGGTGTTTGTCGTGCGGGCTTGCAGGTTGTGCGCCGAGCCGGCCGCAAGGTCGCTGCGATCCCACACGATGCGGGCAAATGCGTCGCTGTTGTTGGCCGCGTCGAAACTGGCGATGGTCGTCTCGCCTTCGCCATCGATGGCCAGCGCGAGCGCGTAGTCTGCTGTGCCTGCTTCTGCCGTGTTTGCGACCAGCACGAGATACACGTCACGGATCGTAATGCCCGCTTCCGGCAGGATTCCTCCAGCGCCGGTCAACTGCGGGATTACGTTCGACCCGCCGATGTTGGAGAGCGTCGTAGTCAGCGTACCGTCGATGCTTTCGATGGGCAGATACACCGTGCTCATCTGTACCGCGTCGGCATCGTCTGCGGTGTAGGTGATGAGCAGTTCTGACGAAACGCTGGCGATAA